TATAGAATGGAGAATTAATACATGTTAGCAAACGGAATTAAGCTTGCTTTTAGTAAAACTAAAGGCGATTATCAAAATCTTGTAGGTTTGAAAGAAGTACCTGAATTTGGTATTGAACCTGAAAAAGTCGAGAATACGACTCTTGCAGACAAGGTTAAAAAATATGAATTTGGTATTGGTGATGCTGGAGAACTTGAGTACAAATTCGCTTATGACAACACCACTACCACTTCACCTTACCGTGTCTTGCGTAATGCTGCAGACAACAAGGAGAAGCTCTACTTTGAACAAACCTACCCAGACAATACCAAGGTCACTTTTGAAGGTCAAGTGTCAGTTAAACTTGGCGGTGGCGGAGTGAACTCTGTTATCGAATTTACGCTCAAGATTGCATTGCAGTCTGAATTGACATTCGTTGACGGAATTGGAGGTTAATAGATGGCTCTACCATACGCAACTTGGAAAGTTAGTGAGGACAAGGAGTTGAAGCTTCGCCTCACATCCTTGCAAGCGACGAAAGTCGAAGAAAAAATCGGAGCGAACTTGCTCAAGGTATTCATGCCATCTGAGGGAGAAGCCTTTGCTTTGCCACCCCTAAAAGTCATGTTGCTGTTGACTCATGGAGCGCTTCAAAAATTTGAGCATGGGATCTCGTTTGAAGACGTGTCTAACCTTTACGACGACTACGTTGATAATGGCGGAGATCAGGCTGCATTCATGGCAGACGTCATCTTGCCGACGCTTCAAGTATCGGGTTTTATGCCACGGGAGAAAACAAACAAGAAAGCTCCCAAGAAATCCAAAGCCAAAATGGAAGTAGTCGAGTAGAATCGGTTGCTGTATTGTCAGTAAAAGAAATGGTTGAGGGTCTTTATCCGATGTTTTTGGACATTGGGGGGAAGCCCCTCGATTTTTGGGATTTAACGGTGCTTGAAATCAGAGAAATGATTGAAAGCTATAATCGTGTCACGATCCAAAAACAAAAAGAAAAAATCATTGAATCTTACAGACTTTCGCAGATGATAGCAAATAATGTATCCTTGTTGCTTTCAAAAGATGCTAAACCACTTGAAGTATGGGATTATGCTCCTGAACTTTTTGAAAAAGAAAAAGAGCAGGTCGAACAAGCGAGATTGGCTCAAGAATTGAAATTGCATCAGGAACGCATGCGCATGTTTGCTGAAAGTCACAATCGAAAAATGAAAATGAAAGGAGAATAGATGGGAGTTACTCTCGACGAGCTCAAGGTTATGATTGACGCTGAAATCGCACCTTTCAAAAATAAAATGAAAGAAGTCGAAAACAAGGTCAAAGATGCCTCTAACAAAGTACAGTCATCAACCGACAAAATCAAGGCGCAGTCTGGCTCAATGCTGGGTGTGTTTGGTAAGCTAGCCAAATTTGCAGGATTTGCGTACCTTGGCAAGAAGTTGCTTGATGTCGGCATGTACTCAACGCAGATGGCTCTTGAGGTTACAGCATCGATTAACCAAATCAAGCGTCAAATGGGCGAGAGCTCACAGACATTCTTAAAATGGGTAAATGATAACGCAAACGCTATGAACATGGGTGTTGGTGAAGCGACGAAATACGGGGCAGTGTATTCAAACCTATTTTCTGGCTTTATCAAGGATTCTAACAAGCTGAGTGCGTATACTGCTAAGATGCTTCAGACATCGGCAGTTGTAGCTGAAGGTTCAGGACGTAGCATTACAGACGTTATGGAGCGGATTCGCTCTGGTTTGCTAGGGAACACCGAAGCGATTGAAGATTTAGGAATCAACGTCAATGTGGCCATGATTCAATCGACTGAAGCATTCAAGCGTTTTGCAAACGGACAAAGCTGGGATCAGTTAGATTACCAGACTCAACAGCAAATTCGTTTAATGGCTATCTTGGAGCAAGCGACTGCTAAGTATGGCACGACCTTGTCTCAGTCGGTCAATGGGCGTATTAGCTTGTTTAAATCATTACTCAAGGATGCTGCCTTGAACGTAGGTAACGCATTCTTGCCGATTATCAATGCAATTATGCCAGTCTTAAATTCGTTCGCTATGGTATTGAAGAATGTGACAGCTAAACTCGCTGAGTTTATCGCGTTGATGTTTAACAAGAAAGCGACTGTTAAGGACGGTGTAGCCGGCGCAGTCGGAGATATGAACGGAGCCTTACAAGATGCAGCAGGAGGCGCAGGAGACCTCGCAGAAGCCATGGGTGATGCTGACGACGCTTCTGGCGGTCTAGCTGATAACCTTGGGGATTCTGCCAAAAATGCCAAGAAAGCAGTCAAAGAATTGCTTGGACTAGCCGGTTTCGACGAAATCACGCTCTTGAACAAGAAGGACGATTCGGACGACGGAGGCTCTGGCGGTTCTGGTGGCGGTGGAGGTAAAGGCAAAGGTAAGAAAGGTAAAGGCGGAAGCGGACCTTTCAAAGACATCTTGCCAGAAGTGGCCTTAACCGACATGGATAACCAATTCAAGAGCATCTTTGACGGTCTAGGGAGCAAGCTGAAAGGCCTATCTGACCTATTCAAAAATGGTTTTAATGCTGCATTCAGAGCAGAAGGTCTCGAACGTATCAAGATTGGTCTTGGTCAAATCAAGACTACACTTGAAGAAATAGCAACTGATCCACGAGTAGTCAACGCCTTTAATGGCATGACCGAGAAAATCGCTTATGCATTAGGACAGATTGCAGGCTCTATCGGAACGGTCGGAATTGGCATTGGTGTCTTTCTTTCCGAAAGCATAGCAAATGGTCTAGGACGTCAAAAAGAGCGTATTATTCGCTCTCTTGTAGCTCAATTCGAGAACACGGGCAATATGTTTGCATCAGCTGGAAACATCGCTCAGGCATTCGCAAATGGCTTCTATGACGTCATAACATCGACTGGTGCCGTTCGTATTGGTAGTTCGATTGTGTCTGCTGTTTTAGCTATTCAAGCCAGCATCGTGGAGATTGGTTTCAAACTTGGCGGTGACCTACTACAAGGCATTGAGAGAAGTGTTACAGACAATATGCCTGGCGTTGCTGAGGCTTTTTCAAATGTCTTAACCGGTATCGCTCCAATTTTTGAGAGCGCTGAAAAAGCAATCAATGATATGTCTGATTCAATCAGTCGTGTGTATGATAATTACATTCGTCCATCGATTGAATCATCAACGAGAGCTATATCAGGTATTATCAGTTTGTTTGTAAAAGGTTGGAATAATTACATTCAACCCGTTATCGAAAAACTTGGTCAAGGATTCTCGGACACAATCGGCAAACACATATCGCCAACGATCCAGAAGATTTTGGATATGGTCGCAAGTTTCCAAGAAATGTCACAAGTCATCACTGCTTACGTTGCACCAGTAATTGGCTTTATCGTTGAGAAATTGACGAGAGTTCTAGCTCCAACTCTTGAATACATTGGAGAAGTCTTCCGTGTATTATTCAACACAGTCGCTGATATACTTGGGGGCGTAGCCGACTTCCTCAAAGGCGTGTTTGATATCATCACTGGTATTCTTACGAGTGATATGAGTAAGATTTTTGATGGTTTCACCGAAACGGGCGATGCTATCATGAATATCTTATCTACAATCTTCACCGGATTGATAGACTTGACTTCTGCTGCTTTAAAAGTTCTGCTAGATTCTGTTATTGCTTTATTACAAATAATTTGGGATAGCACAATAGCAATATTGAAAGCAATTTTAGACAGTATTATTGCTTATTTCCAAAGTCTCTGGGACAGCATTGTTGCCATCTTCACACCACTCGGTGAATGGTTCGCAGAGCGTTGGATTGATATCACGGTAGCTTTGGCGAATGTTGCAATTTGGATCGGGAATATGTTTCAAAAGGCGTGGGACGCCCTTACAAGCATATTCTCTTCAATCGGAACCTGGTTTGGTGAGCGCTGGAACGACGTGACGACTGCACTTGCTAACGTTGCTACGTGGTTTGGTAACATCTTCAGTAGCGCATACGAAGCAGTCACGAACGCTTTCAGCTCGATTGGGAGCTTCTTCTCAGGAGTTTGGGAAACAGTCAAGAACATCTTCGTGAACGCTGGTCAAATGGTCGGTAGCGCAGTAGGTGGCGCATTCAAGAGCGCAGTCAATGCGGTTCTTGGCACGATTGAAAATGTAGTCAATGGTTTCATCGGAATGATTAACGGAGTTATTGGTTTAATTAACAAAATTCCGGGTGTATCTCTCGGTAGCGTTGGCTATGTAAGTCTACCTCGATTGGCTCGTGGTGGTATCGTCGATAGTCCGACAGTAGCTATGATTGGTGAAGCTGGTAAAGAGGTCGTCATGCCTCTTGAAAATACTGGTTTCTTGCAGACGATGGGACGCATCGTAGGCGGTGCTGTAGTCAATGCCTTGGGCGGTGGTTTACCACAATCTGGAGGCTTCAGCGGTAGTGGTGACATCGTCATCATGATTGGCGGTCATGAGTTCGGTCGTGTGGCCATCCAAGAAATCAATCGAGAACAAGAACGTGCAGGACAAGTCTTGCTTAACATTTA